CCACATGCTTTACAAAGTGGAGGAATTTCTCCAGTTTTTTCTTCATAGATTTCGATCAAAGTGGACTCATACTTGTGAGCCATTTTATTTAAAACCTTTTTCTTTTTACCAAAGATAACTTCTTCGGTAATTTTTTCAGGGATTTCATATGCATAGATTTCCACAGGAATATCCTGCAAAAGAGCACAATAATTTGACTCAGTGATAACAAAATTGGTAGTTGAACAACTACCTTTTTTCATAGCCTTTTTAGTGCCGCAATTATAAGAACCATAACGGCTAGCAAGGCCTGAACTGGTCATACCGATTTTAACAATTTTATTGTTATAGACGATAAGATATGCCCATTCTTTTTCTTTTCTATTCCAAAGGTCTTCTTTACCTTTTACAGGAATATAATCAACAAGTTTTCCTGTATAATTAGGGCCATCAATAAAATTTCGATTACTACCTGGAAAGTTTTCGGCCGTATTAAGAACGCAATTGGCAATTTTAAAAAACTTTTCTTTAATTACCTTTTCAAAATCTTTTACAGACAATTGATTTTTGGTATCAAAAACAAATTTACCGTTTTTGACATATTGAGTGAGTTCTGGATATAATATACCGTTGTCTACTTTAGGAAGATTAACCTTAGTCATTGACCTTGTCCTTCTTCAATTTGAGTTAGTTGACCTGTTATTGAGTCAACATACACATTATATATGAAAAGGAGAATATGTCAAGTGTAAGGAGGTGCGACAAGTTGTCACACCCCCGGTATGTAAACAATCAGTGTTCGTAAAATTCGTCCACTTCATCAAAGTCCTCAACATGTTCCATCCATGCTTTCTTGAGGTTCTTTAGTGGCCGTTTCTTGCTGATTTCGGATTGCGGACGTTCTAGGCGTTTTCCACCATACTTGGCGTCCTCTTCATAAAGTTCAACATATGGATCTTTTAGACTATTAGATTTCATTTTTGTCATGTCATTATACCTTATAAAGATTAAGTCCTCTTAGTTTAAAGTTATCACGCCATGCCGTAAACGTGGGTCCGTGACCGACAGGTTCATCATACTCGGCCTGAAAATGATGAATCATTTCATGTGCCAGTATCTCTACAAATCTCTTTTTGCTGGAAAATTTATTGTCCATCACAATTCTAGTTTTACCATGTTTCTTATGATTTTTATCATAATATCCGTAGTATGCGTGGAGTTCATCGTTGTGTTTCACTTGGAACTTTTTTACCCGTGTTAACTTATTACCGAATATTTGTTCATTTAATATAGTAAACCATATTTCTATGTCAAGTACCTTTGGATGATACTTTATTCCATCCTCAACCAAGTCCTTCAAGAGTTTACGGTTATGGAAGTAATCCGTCGAACGCTTCATTAACAAGTGCCTCGGTTAGATATGGTATTTTTTGATCTTTTAATAAAACGCCCATAAACACATCAGCCTCTTTAGGCTCTAAACTTTCCAATATCTGGATCAAAAGATCGTTTCTTCTCTTATCCGTTAGACCAGCAGGAGTGCGAGGATTGTTCTTCATAAAAAGATACATCTTATCTAGAACCTGTGTCATATTATTATATGCCATACCTGGCGGTAGATTATCGTCTCTTTTAAATTTTGGTGCTTCTGTAATAGCAAACTCAACTTGTGGGTGTAGTGTACCAACCAATACTTGGCGCAAAGCCCAACTATCGTTATTCTGTAATACCTGGATACGGTCTTTTTTGTTCTTTGCTGTCTTGAAATCTTCAAAGACTTCATAGATATTTTTCTTACTCATTTTATTCCTCAAAAATCCGAAACGGACTCAATCATTACCTTGAGACCCTTTTCAATAAAGTAATTCAACATTTGTTGTTTATTTGCAGGTTTTGACTCATCAAAGGCCTGCACTATTTTCTCTTGAATGTCATTAGGTATATAGTCAAAGTCAACCAAAGTCTGATTACGCTTATAACCACGAAGCATAACATCCGTAGAACAAAACTCAGTGGCATCTTTAGTAATCCACTCTTGTAGCTTCTTACTATTTATTACCTTCTGGCGTTCTCCAACGGCAAATGTATTATCTGCGGATAGGAAATTAGGAATGCCATCACCACGGTCTCCCTTGATGATATGCTCCTTAATGAAGGTCTTTGGATTATCAATCTTAATAAACCGCTTTAGAATAGGACTATACTGGGTGACATTAGGATACTTTTGAAGTTGTCCAAAGTCTTTATCGCTAGAAAGTATAAGGACAGATCCATGCGCGGCCAGGCGCGCGGTAAGGACGGCAATAACATCATCCGCCTCCGCACCGTCAACGTCAAGGACCTTATAAGGAAAGTTCTGCTTAAATTCGTCTCTAAGCTTATTCAATGTATCAAAGATAAGATGCCAATCATGTCCACTAGCCTCACGGTCATGTTTACGCTGTGACTTATAGAAAGGGAAAAAATCACGGCGCCAATACTTTTTATTATCACAACAAAGGATAATATTAGGATACTTTGACTTGAATTGCTTTACATTGGCACGTATAGTATTGATAGACATATGACGGATGAGGTCTTCATTCATCTCATGTGACTTAGTAATCTGTTTAAGGTGTTGCATCAGGTTAGAGATAAGCACCTGATTGAGATCCACCAACATATAAGACATTATATATTCCTTTATTATGATATAGTTATTATATCACTCACCTTCTTCTTTGTCAAGTTTTCCTTTTGAGTTCATCATATCTTCTATCATGTTAAGGATTTGTTCCTCATTCATCTCTTCCATTTTCTCAGCATCCGCTTTTGAAATAATCTTGATATTCTTTTCAATAAAAGGATGAAGATGGTGTTCAAAACCAAATTGGCGGTAAACTGTGGCGCGGAGTGCATCAACAACCAGAACCAAATCTTTCGTAAAGGATTCTTCTTCAATCTCTACGTGGTAGTTATCAAGTTCTGTTAGTATGATTGCGGTAAGTTCTTCAACAATGGCATCGGCCATCTTTTGGTCGGCTCGTCTTGCTCTTTCTTCCAATACTTCACCTGGAACATCACGGACTACTTTGTGCTTTGGAAACTCTATTACCTTATCGGTCATTTACTTATTCCTATTCTTTATATCCTGATACATACCCCAAGCAAGAATACCAACCGTGAAGAGACCTGTAAACATGCCAAGATAGACCATAAACCAGATTAGATCAATTTCCGTGGTTTTCAAAATATTCGTAACCATAATCCATAACCTCATGTCTAACTTGTTCATATAGTTGTGTTTGCTTTGGCGTCATCTTGAATCCGCTTTTGTTCATGTGTTCATACCAATAACAATAGGCCATCTTGTCTATCATATCAATTCTATCAGCAGATATATGATTATAGAAAACATTCTTCATTTAATCACTCTCAATAGGATTGTATCTGCATTGATACGACCATTAGCCTGTGTTTCAGTTGTTGTCAATGTTTTCATAATACCACGCAGACCCACTTTACCCTCATTCAGAACTTGTGGTAGCACCTCTCTTGGTTTACGGACTTTCTTAGTGATAGAAGATACCTCATCATATCCTGTAATCGTTGACCCTCTGACCGAAAGGCCATTAGGATCCACGGAATGGTAAACAGAAAGATTGCGAGTTTTAGAATTGATAACCCATAATTGCGAGGCACCGATGATTCCTTTCGGGTCTATACTATTGATATTTAGATCCGCCCAATCTGGACGATATTTCATTTTAGCCACTAATACATGTGGTGGTTTAACTTTCTTCTTACGAGGTTTGCGAATAGCAATATGTGCTTCGGCAGTTTCATCAAGGTGATCTATTATCTTTTTAATAAAGAGACCCATGATTTTAAGAACTGGCTTACGCCATCCTTTATACGCTTCAACAAGGTCGGGGTCTTTGCCTTCAAGTGCCTCGGTGATTTCTTCGTATTGAGGACGGAAGTGTTCTGTAATCCTCTTCGCAACTTGCGGTTTAATTCCCTTCTCAAGGGCCCACTTCTTAATGTCAAATTGAATTACTCCTTCTTTGAAGAATACATCGGTTTCTTCTTCAAGTTCTCCAATCAACTCCGATGCACGGTCTTTAATTCGGTCTTGAATGGAAACGATTTTGACTTGCGGTTGATCTTCCGCAATCTCCTCTTGTTCCACGACCTGGCTGGCCAAGAACTTGATGCGTCCTTCAATTTTTTCCCAAAGGCCGGCCGGTAGAGTAGACCCGGTTGTAAGAAGACGGCAATTCCATCCAATACTGTGGAGGTCGACGGATTTGACATAAGATAGTTTATGAATGATTTCTTTATCATATTTAATGCTCTTTAGATAAGATATAGTAAAGGCCTTGGCATCGTCACTGGTATAAAAGTAATTAAACCAGTTATATGCTTGTGCCATTTCGGATTGTGTTGAATTTTCTGTGACAGTTGGTTCGGTGCCGAGATACTTCTCGTCCGCAAACTTACCGCGAGTTTTCACTTTCTTCTCCTCAGTCAAAGATATACCCATGATGTGCAAATTCGTTTATTACGCAGATACCATCTTCCGTAGGCCCTACATTATTTTCAATTTCTTCGGCATAATCAAGCGCCTCATTTAATGTATGGAAGACTTTAGCACCACCAAAGTAATCATTGATTACCTCTGGATTGCCATCATATTTACTGTTTAACTCAGAAAAGACTCCGTAAATATTATCAATTGCTTGGAGATGGGCCACACGATACTGTGGTCCATTCTTTTCAGACTGTGTGAATAGCACATAAATTCCATTATCAGCGGACATTATTTCTTCCTTTTACCCTTTAAACGACGAGCCTTGCGTTTACCTGAACCAATTTTGCGGCGACCTTTACGAGGTCGGTTTTTGTGTGGATGTGGCATGATATATCTCCTTCATTTTCATTGCACAATTACTCCATATAATATATATGCTAAGGTCTTTAAGACCAACCAAAATGCCGTTGACAAAACAACGGCAGCAAACAACGGTTTATTCACTTAACACTTGTTTGACAGAATCCAGACGGAATGAACGCCAACCCCCTGCATCAATGTCCCATACAGGTTGGACACTATCGTTTAAAACTCTAGCAGGCTTAGCAACATTACCA